GGAAAAAGTTCAATTATGCATGTAATTGCAAAAGAGCGTAATCTTAAGCTTATTGATATTCGTTTAGCACAAATTGATGATGTAGAACTTAATGGCTTTCCTGATTTATCAGGTGATAAAGCTACGTATAAACAATTTGATATCTTTCCAACTGAAGGTGATGAAGTACCAGTTGGATATGATGGTTGGTTATTATTCTTTGATGAATTAACTTCAGCTGATAAAACTAAACAAGGTGCAGCTTATAAGATTATCTTAGATAGAATGGTTGGTCAGGAAAAGCTAAACAGTAAAGCTTATTGTGTTGCAGCAGGTAACTTGCTTACTGATAAAGCTGTAGTAAACAATATGTCTACTGCTATGCAATCACGTCTTATTCACCTTAATATGGGTGTAGATAAGGATAAGTGGATTGATTGGGCTATTCATTCTAATATTGATAACCGAGTTATCTCTTTTATTGAGTATCAGCCAAGTAACTTACACAAGTTTGATCCGAACCATCAAGAAGATACCTTTGCATGTCAACGTACTTGGGAGTTCTGTTCTCGTTTAATCAAACCAATGGCTAAAATTGATGGTTCTAAGTTAGCATTGCTAGCTGGTACTATTAGTCAAGGTGTTGCACGTGAGTTTAAAGCATTCTGTGAATTATCAGAACAGTTAGTTAGCTTTGAAGATATTATTAAAGATCCAGTTAATACTTTAGTACCTTCAGATGCTGGTTCAAGATATGCAACAGTTGGTATGCTTGCAGACCATGTTAATGTAGATAATGGTAGTAAAGCTATGATTTACATTGAACGTTTACCTGCAGAGTTTCAGCTATGTACTATCAGACGTATCTATCAAACTAATAAGAAAATTATTACAGTAAAGGAAGTACGTGAATGGCTTAAGTGCAACGCGAAGGAGTGGCTAAACTAATACAGTAGTATTATACAAATATGGGGAGCCTTTGGGTTCCCCATTTTTTTTTTAAAGGAAACTAGACATGTTTGAAGATTTAAGAAATAAATTAATAGATTTTTTAAAAGTAGAAGAAGTTATAGAAGAAGAACCTGAGCCTATTATTAAGTTAGGGGATGTATGGAAAACAAAACCTGATGGTTGGGTAGGTGTTGTTCAAGAAATAAATGAATATGTAATTACATCCTATAATCTAAAAGAAAATAAAATAAATATTACTATGCGAAAGTACTGTAAATACGACTTTAAAACTAAAATAATAGACTATGAAAATAGTAGAGACCCAATTACTCGAATGAATGATGCAATAGACAGAAAATATGCATTTAAAACACTCTCACTATACGAATTAACAAATAACTTAATTAAAACCGATGATAACTTTATAGAAATAGACGCTTTGTTAGGAGAATAACATGTCAGACTTACATCAAAAAACTTTAGCTAGAATAAGTAAAGCCAAAATTAAACTAATGCTAAAAGGTACAGAAGCATTCCTTTCAACTCTTGTACTAGCCTTAGAAACTATCGTAGAAGATGGTGTAGGTACTGCATGTACAGACGGTCTATCAATTAAGTTTGACCCAGTGTTCGTAGATAAGTTAGATGACGAACAGTTAATATTCTTATTAGCTCATGAGACTTGGCATGTAGCATTTATGCATATGTGTCGTGTAGGTGACCGTAACTTTCGCAAATGGAATCATGCTGCAGATTATGTAATCAATCTTATGCTTACAGATGCAGGATATAAATTCATTGAAGGAGGTTTACTAGATAGCAAATACGCAGGAATGTCTGCAGAAGAAGTCTATGACCTTCTTCCTGAGCAAGAAAGTGAATTGCCTGATAATGTGTTAGATGGTGATTTTAAACCTGCTGACGGAGATTCAGGGGACTCCCAGAGTGGTAATGGTAACTCTCCAGCTAGTGGTAATGGTGGTATGACTGAACAAGAGATAGAACAGAAAATTCAAGATGCTATCATCAAAGCAGCTACTGCTGCTCAAATGAGTAATCAAGCAGGTTCAATTCCAGGTTCTATAGCTAAGTTAGTTAATGATATCTTGAATCCCCAGTTACCTTGGCAAGTAATCCTAGCTAATTATATGTCAGCTAAATCTAAGACTGAGAAATCATGGAGCAGACGTAACAAACGTTTCCGTACTACCTACTTACCTAGTAAGTTAAGTGAGTCTATGGGTGACGTTAACATATACGTAGATGCTTCTGGTTCAGTAAGTAATGATGAATTCTCTGCTTACATTAGTGAAATGCATGAAATACGTGAAGCTCTTAAACCTGAAGTTATGAAAGTTATTTCTTTTGATACTCGATTAAAAGAAGAATTTGTAATGGAGAAAGGTGAAGAACTAGCTGTAGAGTTTACAGGTGGAGGGGGTACTTGTATTGGACCAGTAATTACTCATACAGAAGAACAACAAGAGGTAGATGTATCTATTATATTTACTGATGGTTATTTCTCTAATGTTGATTACACTAAAGTACCTAACGATATCCTCTGGGTTATTGTAAATAATCCTTCATGGACATGTCCACATGGAACTGTAATTCACATGGACTACAAACCTAATAAATAAACAATAACTAAAAAGCCTGTATAGCGAAGTGAGTTAGCGTTCCAGTGGAAGTGGATACCCTTGCAAATGGTCGCAACATTTTAGGGTGGCGAAGGTTCGAATCCTTCCTAGCTCATTTCACTATACAGGCTAAACAAGAGGTAATTATGAATACACTATTAACTATAATTTTATTATGTACTGCATTGTTGTTTCTGGTGGTGATAAGGTTGGTGGTATCGATTGCTTCCCTAAAAACTAAGTGAAGCAAATTAAAAACAAGAGGTAATTATAATGTCTATTTCAGATAATAATGAACAAGTAATTCCTTGTGTAGCGGTTGATGGCAAAATTCACATGTGCTTTCCGTGGGAAAAAGTGACGGCTTGTAGTGAAAAGTTAAAGGTAACATCTAAAAATGTCACCAAACTCGACAACGTTAACAGATTTAACTGCTATGAATGCAGCTATTAAAAACAAGAGGTAATTATAATGCTAATAAATAACGTGCTACGCAATACAAAACAATAAGGTAAATTAATTATGAATAAACAAACATTAGATACAGAACTAACCATATATGGTAATACTTATGTAACAGATGAAGATACTGCATTACAAATATATAAACTAATGGGAAGATGTTTAGGTTTTACTCAGTATTCTACAGATATTTTATTTAATTTAGAAAAATTTAATCTGCAGATAAAACCTTTAGAAAAGGACTTTGAAGAAAATGTTAATGCTGCAAAAGCTTTAGGTATTAGTTATAACGGATTTATGGAGGATAAGTAATGACTGATTTCGAAATATGCAAACGTATTGCAGAGATTGAGGGGCATTTAGTTATACAAAGCAGTAATGGAGGTAAAGATTTTATTTTTGTACCTCACGTTAAAGTTAACTACAACCCACTAACAGACAAAGCCTTGTGTTTTGATTTGGTGGTTAAGTATAAACTTTCATTGATAGCGCCAGAGGGAGAGCAGAAAGATTGGGATTGCGTTATTCGTGACGTTTTGACTGTGCATAAATCACCAAGCCGAGCTATATGTTTAGCAATAATCGAAGCACATAAGGAATAAGATATGCAGTTAACACCTTGCCAACAAAAAGCTAAAGGTGAGTTAGAAGCTTGGCTATTAGATTCAAGTAGACCAGAGTTTATATTGTCTGGGGGTGCTGGAGTAGGTAAATCTACTTTATTGAATCTAATCTTAAAAGATATGAACCAGATAAATGAAATGTGTCAGTTGTTAGATGTTGATCAAAGACTTTATGATGTACTGTTTACAGCTACTACTAATAAAGCAGCTTCTGTTATCAATGGGGAGACTATCTTCTCATTGTTAGGAATTACTTTGTATAATAATTGGGAAACAGGAGAAGTTCAGTACAATGTTAAAAATGCTAAAGATAGGTATAACTCTTTAATAATTGTAGATGAGTCTTCCATGGTATCTGATACAGTTCTTAAACTAATTAATACATACTGTAATAAATGTAAAGTACTTTATGTAGGAGATAAGAACCAGTTACACCCTGTAGGATTAGATTATAGTCCTGTATTTGATTCAGATATTGAATTAGTACATATGAATACACAATGTAGGCAGGATGCTAACACTCACTTATACAAAGTAATATCTGATGTACAACGTTGGGTAGAAACAGGAGTACAGTGTAAGTTAGAAGAGGGTGACGGTGTCACCTATATTCATGATGCTGGGTTAGTAGACTTTATTGCTACATCTAGTAATGTTGGTAATAATCCTAATGAAATACCAAATAATGATAAGATTATTACTTATACCAACAAAGGAAGTATTCAGTTAAATGAATTTGTAAGGTTTAAACGTAACTTATCATCTACATTCTTTGAAGAAGGAGAACCAGTACTGTCTTGTACTACTCTACCCACTAAAGATAAGTATAAGAAAATCATAACAGATGGTCAATATATTATTCGTAATATTAGTTCTGTTAAAGACTGTGGAGGTATGTTTAATTATTATGAAGCAACTTTAAACGGTATACCTGTTGAAGCTGTAGAAAATCCAATCCAATTTGCCAATGTATTAAAGAAACTTAAATCTGAAAAGAATTGGCAAACCTACTTTACTCTAAAAGAAAGGTTCGTAGACCTTCGTGATGCTTATGCTATTACTACGCATAAGTCACAAGGTAGTACCTATGATAGAGTTTTAATTAACCTAAGTAACTTCAAAAGATGCCAAGATAAATCAATGCTGGCTCGTCTATTGTATGTAGCATTATCTCGTGCAAGGAGTGAAGTTTTCTTATACGGGAGTTTATAAAATGTTTGAGCAGTATCACGATCAAATCCACAAAGGAAATTACACTACTAAGTTTTTATGCCATTGCTTTGGAGAAGATATTCATGAAATCTTTTTTGATATTAGAGAATACTTAAACTGGGATGAATACATTGTTTATAATGGTATTCAAATTCCAGACAACGGAGTTAAACAAGTAGAATCAAATAAGTTACCTATAGAATTTATTACAAAGTTTATAAGTACTCATGAAGAACGTGATGATGCTAAAGCTTGGATTAGAATATGGTCTAACTATTGTGATGACTATATAGACTTTGTGACTGGTATGCCTGGAGAATGTAATGAGTTTGATTGTGAACACAAACAAGCTACTTGGGAAGAAATAAGCAAAGGGGAAGCATTCGCTAACCTAGAAGCTCGGATATTTGCATATAAATTATTAAAAGGTGAAATGTAATGGAACCAACAATAGATAATTTAGAAATATCAGATATTATATTTGCTAATTATTCTTCAGTGTATGCTCAGGTAGTATGGGGAGAAGAAACAGGACTATATCATGTATATACAGCTGAATATTTATACAAGATAGCAATAATGTCAGGTAGGTTTCGTATTAGTAGATGGGCAAGTTTAAACCACTTTCCTAACAAAGCCTTCTTTAAAAGATTAGATATTAAATACTTTACTGAATTAGAAGCATTTATTTTAAGTAAATTATTATTGGAGTAATTATGTACCCTATGGCAGTTTATGTAGGAAAAATTGAGAGATATCTTAAATCTACGATAGTTATAAGTAATGGTTTAGGTGTTAGGTATGTTTCTGGAAAATTACAGAGCAAAGTTCAAATTAAGTTACCAGACGATTTTTTAGTAAGTTCTATTTTATATAAATTAACAGATATTAAAACTAAAGAAGATTTAGAAATACATCTTTTAGCTCAACGATTATTGGAGAATTGATTATGGAACATATGAAAGTTTATTCTTTTGACAGTGTATTGATTGTTTATTCAAAAGGCTTTAACAGGTATTACCATGACGGAAAACTGATAACAGCAATTCACGGAAGTCCTAAACTATTATCTTCTAAATTTAAGTTATTAAATATTAAAAATGAAGAAGATTTAACAGCACATACTTTAGCCCAACAACTATTAGGAGGATAATGAAACATATAAATCACACTAAACATAATATATTTAACTTAGCTATTCTTATTAAAGAATCTGCTTTAAGTTTAAATGATATTGAAAACACTTACTTTCCTAAGCTTAATGAACTAGGTATGGTTACTGATGAAGTAGTATCCTTTTCGTTGGAGTATCAAGGAAAGAAACAATCAGTTAAAAACCAGAAAGCTTACTTAGATAAACTATTACCTGAGATAGATAAGCTAGGTATTACAGATTTATTAGTATGTGATGGTGATTACTTTAAGACTCTTACTAAGCAGACTAAAGCTGAACCTCACTATGGTTATGTATTACCTTGTAAGTACCCTGATTATGAACATATGAATGTTGTGTTGTGTTCTAACCATCAAGTATTATTCTTTAATCCTGATATGAAAGATAAGATTAACTTATCTCTTGAAGCTTTAGCTAATCATAAAGGAGGAAGTTATTCCGCTTTAGGTAAAGGTATAATACACTCTGAGAGTTACCCTAAGACCTTGGAAGGTATAAAGCAATTCCTTACTAGCTTACATCAATATCCCTCGTTATCTTGTGATATAGAGACCTTCTCGTTGAAACATTACGAAGCGGGTATAGGTACTATTGGTTTTGCTTGGGATAGGAACAATGGAGGTGCATTTTTAGTAGATTATTGTGAACTTGCTGAACCAGATGTAATTAATAAGAAGACTTCTAGGTATGCATTCCAGAGTAAGAATATTGAAGTTAGGTATTTGCTTTGGCAGTTCTTTACAACGTATAAGGGTAAGGTCATATGGCACAATGCAAGCTTTGACTGTACTGTATTAGCATATCAATTATTCATGGATAACCTGATAGACCAGAAAGGGTTGATTGAAGGTGTCAAACACATGACTAAGAATATTGATGATACTAAGATAATAGCTTATTTAGCTACTAACAGTTGTGCAGGTAATCATCTTTCATTGAAAGACCAAGCTCATGAGTTTGCTGGTAACTATGCAGTAGAGGATATTAAAGATATCACTCTTATTGAACCAGATAAACTATTAGAGTATAACCTTGTTGACTGTCTATCTACTTGGTTCGTATACAATAAGCACTACCAGACTATGGTTGATGATGATCAGTTAGATATATATGAGAATCTTATGATTCCATCTATCAAGACTATTGTTCAAGTACAGTTAACTGGTATGTGTATGGATATGAACAAGGTACTTGAAGCAGAAAAGAAACTTACAGATATTCATAACGATGCTCTGTTTGGTATGTTGGGTTTAGACTTTGTTCAGGAATTTGAAACTTCTCTTAGGAAAGCTAAAATTGAATCTGATAATAAAAAGCTTAAAACCAAGAAACGTACTATGGCTGATGTATTACACCTTAAGTTTAATCCTAACAGTAACCCTCAGTTACAAGAGCTATTGTTTGAAGTAATGGGTTTACCTGTATTGGATTTTACAACGAATAAACAACCTGCTACAGGTAATAAGACTGTTAAAAAGTTAATTAATCATTGTACTAAACCAGAACATAAGGAATTCTTAGAGCACTTAATAGATTATATTAAGGTAGATAAGATACTTAGTGCATTCATACCTACTTTCAAGTCTGCTCCATTAGCTCCTGATGGTATGCATTACTTATATGGTAACTTCAACCTTGGAGGAACTGTATCAGGAAGACTAAGTAGCAATAATCCAAACCTACAGCAGATTCCATCTGGTTCAACATATGCTAAGTTAATTAAACAATGCTTTGTTGCTCCTAAAGGTATGTTGTTTGTTGGTGCAGACTACGCATCACTTGAAGATAGAATTGATGCATTACTTACTAAAGATACTAATAAAATTCGTGTATACACAGATGGCTATTGCGGGCATTGTTTAAGAGCATTTAGTTACTTTGGTGATCAAATGCCTGATATTGAAGATACTGTTGAATCTATTAATAGTATTGCTATCAAGTACAAATCTTTACGTTCAGATAGTAAAGCTCCTACCTTTGCTGCTACTTATGGGGGTACGTATAAAACCTTTATGACTAACTTAGGTTGGTCTGAAGAAAAGTCTAAAGCTGTAGAAGCTAATTACAATATGCTTTATGCAGAATCTTTAGAGTATAAGAAGAATCGTATTGCAGAGTGTGCCGCAGATGGATACGCCACTGTCGCCTTCGGCTTACGTGTGCGTACTCCACTGCTACAGAGAGTAATATTAGATTCTGATGTAACTCCATATGCAGCAGCTGCAGAAGGAAGAACAGTAGGTAATGCTATGGGTCAGTCTTATGGTTTACTTAATAACAGAGCATGTAATGAGGTAATGAAGAAAGTATGGGATTCTCCCTATATCTATGACATTTATCCATGTGCCCAAATACATGATGCTATCTACTTTAGAGTTAAGGATTCTGCTTCACATGAAGCATTAGTATTCTTAAATCAAATAGTAGGTGATGCTATGAGTTGGCAAGGATTAGCTGAGATAGAACACCCTTCGGTTGGTTTATCTGGTGAAATTGATATCTTTTACCCTTCTTGGAATGATGATTACACTATTCCTAATGGAGCCAGTAAAGAAGATATTGTTAGTATTACTTATAATGAAAAACAAAAAAGAGAGGAATAAAATGTTATTAAAATTAAAGAAATATTGGAATTCTGAAGTAACTGTAAATACTGTTTGGTATTACGTACTTCTTATTGCCTTTTTTACGGAGCCTCTATTATGGCTAATTTAAGTCTAGGAATCCTAGCAGCTAACATTGAAGGTTGGCATGAAGCTCGTAATCTTATTAAAGGTTCAACTGATCAAGCTCAATATGTAAAACTTATTGAAGAAGCTGGAGAATTAGCAGGTAATATTGCACGAGGTAAAAATGTTGGGGATGACATTGGAGACATGGTAGTAGTACTTATTAATATTGCTAGACGTAACGGACTAACTTTAGAAGATTGTGTACAAACTGCATGGGATGACATTAAAAACCGTACGGGTCAGGTAATAGATGGAGTCTACGTTAAAGAAGAAGGTCCACTGCCATTAGGTGCTACGCATACTAATCAAGATGGTTCATTTCTTAAGTATGGTGATTCAGGTAACTTCTGGTGCATATTTGTAGATGATGCTTGGAAAGTAATGTCAGGTGAGCCAGTAGGAGAAATACATGCCGTGTAGTGATGGAATGCCCAGAAATTGGGAAACACAACAAGCTTTGACTAAAGCTGGAGAAGAGTTAGAAAAATCAAAACAAAAATCAAATCAAATAATAGATGAGCAAGGCCAAAGAATTAATTATTTAGAAGGAGCATTATGTGCCCTTCTTACTGAAATACATAAACACCCTATTGGTCCTGAATTCGTTAAAGATGCTAGTGCTAATGGTCAAATAAATATTGATTCTTTTTGGGAAAAGCATAAGTCTAGGGATGCTAAAAGATTATTAGCCTCAGTTACTAAGAACTACTCAAAACATGAAATTACCATGTTAAAAGAGATTATTAAGGGAATAATATAATGGACGGAATATCAGTTAAATTATTAAGCAGTGATGCTTCAGATGAAGCAGTAGTTAATGCTGCTAGAGTATCCTTTGATGGTCAAGGTGATGATTGGCATAGTATCCCTGAAGATTATAAAAATGATCCAGTAAAGCTAATTAACTATCTAGCTAGGCATGAACATACTAGTCCTTTCAGACATAACAGCTTTACTCTTAGATGTAAGGCTCCAGTGTTTATTGCTAGGCAACTAGGAAAGCACCAAACAGGCTTATCTTGGAACGAAGTCAGTAGACGATATGTTGATAAGGATTTTGAATTTCATGTGCCTGATGAGTGGCGTAGTCGTCCTGAAGGTAGTCTAAAGCAAGGTAGTGGTGCTAATGCTATAACTAATATTGATCACGGGGATATTGAAATATCTTACGATAAATTTGTAGATTCTGCAGTAGTATTGTATGAAGACATGATTAAAAATAATGTAGCTCCTGAACAAGCTCGTATGGTTCTGCCTCAGTCAATGGTAGTTGAGTGGGTATGGACAGGTAACCTGATGAGCTTCGCTCATTTGTATAATCTTAGAATCAAGTCTAATGCTCAGGTAGAATGTCAGGAATTTGCTAAAGAGTTACATAAAGCAATTGCTCATGTAATGCCTATTAGTTGGACTGCTTTAACTAAACAAGGGGAATAATAATGAAAAATCCTTATTGGGATTTATAAATAATGGAAGAAGTATTATATAAAGCTCAAGGATGCAAACCTTGTGAAAAGTTAGCTTTGTATATTGATAAAGCTAATATTTCTGTTAATACAAAAGAACTTTCTTTTGAAGAATTAAGAAAAGGGGATTACCCTTTCAAAACTGTACCTAGTTTAGTACTTGGAGATGGTTCAGTCATCTCTGGGTTTCCTCAAATTAGGTTACATCTAAGCAAAAAGGATAAAGAATGAATACAGAGTTTCAAGAAGATAATTTAGAGCCAGAACCATTTCTAGAAAAATCTTTAAAACGTAAAGACCGAAGAAATCAATCTGCTAAAGCTAGACAAAAACGAGAGTATCGTAATAGTAAGCTTGAAAGAGAATATGAAGATGGTTTTGGAGGCAACTTCAACTAGGAGGTAGTATGAGTAGTGCTAAAAAGTTAAATAGAAAAGAAAGACGTAATGAAATGTTTGGGAGAAAGGATAACAATAATGTTAGTCAGATATCTCAACAACGTTCTTTAAAACGTCCTGAAATTGAAATAGAAGCTTTAAACGATAAACAGGAAGATTACTTATTTAGTTTGTATGGAGATCCCTGTGTTGTATGTACTGGTTCAGCTGGTACTGGTAAGACATTCTTAGCAGCTTCTGTAGCAGCCAAAGACTTATCAGAACGTAGAATCAAACGTATCATATTAAGTAGAGCTAATATTGCAACAGGTAAGTCTTTAGGGGCATTTCCTGGAACAGTAGAAGAAAAGATGGCACCTTGGCTTTTACCTATAACGGACGTACTACGAAAACAATTAGGAGAAGGATTTTATAGTCACGCAATGAAAACAAAGTCTATTGAAATTCAACCATTAGAAACTATACGTGGTCGTTCATTCGATGATGCAATAGTTCTCATGGATGAAGCTCAACAACTAACCAAGGATGAATTAAAAGCAATATGTACTCGTATTGGTAATAACTCTAAGTTATTCCTTATGGGGGATAGGGCTCAACGTGATGTTAAAACAGATGGTTTACTTTGGTTAAGTAACCTTATTGAAAACCATGACTTACCTATTTCAACCCATTCATTTACAAGTGATGACATAGTACGTAGCGGTCTATGTAAAACATTTGTTAAAGCATTTGAAGCAGAATAATGACTACAATTGCGTATGATACTAAAACGCTAGTATCAGATAGTCGTTCATCATTAGGAGATATGATTTATGAAGAAGATTCACAGAAGATTTTTCCAAACGTAGGACCTTTTGCTGTCGTAGGTATTTCTGGTTCATATCAAGATGCTATGGATACCATAAAAGTAATTTCTAGTTACACTCAAGTAGACCATATTAGGAGTATCCCTTTTGAAGAACTAGGGCAAGCATCTTTATTAGGTGTTACTTTTGAGGGTGAGTTATGGAGTTATGCAGGTGACCAAAGTTGTCAACTAAGGGAAGATAAACCTTTTGCTATAGGTTCTGGTAGTCAATTTGCTTTGGCTGCATTGGATTTAGGTAAAACTGCTGAAGAAGCAGTAATTTATGCTAGCACAAGAGATATGTTTACTAATGACGTAATACAACGTGCTAGCCTTACCCCAGAAACGGAGGAAAAAGATGATAAAGACAGTGACTAAACGTAATGGTTCTAGTCAACCTTTTGACCCAGATAAGCTAAATAGGTGGGCTCAATATGCTACTAAACATGGTGTATCTTGGTCAGAGTTGGCAAAAGAAACATATAAACGATTAGTAGAAGGTAGTTCAACTGAAGACATTCAGGAAACTATGATTAAAGTGTGTCTGTCAAAAGAAGATATAAAATGGTCTAGGGTAGCAGCAAGGTTAGAATTTGCTACTATCCGTTCAGGGATGAAGACTGTATTAGGTTTTCAAGATAGAACAGAATTCAAAACAATATTTGAAACAATGATTGATTTTGGATATTGGGATAAAGATACAATGCCTACCTATAATCCCATTTGGGAAGATTGGTACGAAGAAGTATTTGATAACCGATTAGAATTCTGGCAAATAAAACAGTGGAATGATAAATATGCTATTAAAGAACAAGATAGTATTATTGAAACTCCACATATAGGTGCAATGGGCATCGGCTTGGCAATACATGGAGATACTGAAAATGCATTCAAACTTGCAAAAGCTATTATTAGAGGCAAAATTAATTTGCCCACACCTGTCCTCAATGGATGCCGTAACGGTGACTTTGATGGGATCAGTTGTTGTGTCATTACTGGTGGGGATTCTGTAGAGTCTATTGAGGTAGCTAAACATATCTCAACTAGAATGACAGCAAAGAAAGCTGGTATTGGTATTGAATACCGAACCAGAAGTAAAGGTGCTCCCGTTAAAGGAGGTAGAGTTAAGCATTTAGGTAAAACTCCTATATATGCTGCAGTAGATAAAGCAGTTAAGATGTTTACTCAAGTAACACGTGGTGGTTCAGCTACTATGACTTACACTGCACATGACCCAGAGATCAAAGAGTTATTATTACTAAAGTCTCAACGTACACCTGAGAACAGACGTATTGATAAACTTGATTACTCTTTTGCGTATAATGAAGCATTCTTAGAAGCCGTTATACATAATAAAGAGTGGCGATTGTATGATTACTTACTGGCTCGTCCTATGTATGATAATTTCCATTTATCTGCTGATGAGTATAATGCATTAGCTTTACTACATACTCCTTCTGGTACTATCAATGCTAGAGAGTTACTTAAAGTATATTTAACTACTAGAGGTGAAACAGGCAGAGTATATTGCTTTAATGTAACCAGAGCCAATGAACATACTCCTTTCATTGACACTATTACATTATCAAACTTATGTCAGGAAATTGCATTACCTACTAAAGCATACACAGATATGGATGACTTATATGGTTATTCTTCTAAAGGTGAGACTGCATTCTGCAGTTTGTCAGCGTTTAATGTAGATAAAATAGAACACCATGAATACGAAGATTTAGCCAACCTAGGTGTCTATACTATTAATATTCTTATAGATAAAGCTCCTATGATGACACCTTCTATGAAGGAAAGTATTCAAAGAAGACGTTCTATAGGTATAGGTATTACTGGTTTAGCTGGTGCTTTATATAATGCGGGACTAGACTATGACCACCCTGATGCTGTACAATTTGTAAGCGATATTGCTGAGAAACATGCATTTTATTTATACAAAGCCTCTATTGAATATGCTTTGATTAATAATTGCTATTGTCAAGGTATAGACAATGCATGGTTACCAATTGATACACGTAAAGCTAGTACACAGCTTAATTTAGATTGGGAATCATTACGTTATAAAGATAGAGCAAACTCTGTATTGGTAGCACATATGCCAACAGAATCTTCTGCTGTATTTTCTGACGCAACTAATGGTCTATATCCTGTTCGCAGCCGTATTACCGAAAAGCTTAGTCGTAAGGGAAAGGTTCAATATATTGCTCCAAGAGGTAATTATAAAGTAGCTTGGGAGCATGATAATAATACACTTGCTGAAATATACGGAGTCGTTCAAGACTTCTCTGATCAAGGTATTAGCTGTGATTACTATGTTGTACCAACTAAATTTCCTGAAGGCAAAGTACCTCTGACCCAGTTAGTAAAAGAGTGGGTTGTTCAAGCCAGGTTTGGCAATAAGTCGATGTACTACACAAACACCAATGACTACACTGGTGGTTCTATTCAGGACCAAGTTGAACTAGTGGAGGAAGATGATGGCTGTTCTAGTGGTGCATGTAAATTGTAAGGAGTAGCATGTCAGGTTTTAATAAGAATAATACAGGACATACTAAAGGATATCCCCTATTTTTAGGGGATGACTTAGGTATTATTGATACAATTAATGTCCAGTATCCTCAGTTGGAAGAACTGTACCAACTACAAGTGTCTCAGATTTGGAATGAATTTGAGATTGATTTAACTCAGGACAGAATGGATATGCTGTCAGTACCTAAAGGTACAACTGATTTGATGAAGGAAACTATCATGTGGCAAACAGCTGCTGATAGTATGGCTGCAAAATCTATATTAGAAAGTCTAGGTAAGTATATTACTAATAGTGAATGTCTGAACTTGACGACCATTTGGTCGTTCTTTGAAGTCATTCATGCTAGGACGTATTCACATATAATTAAACAAACATTTGCTGATGCAAACGATATGATTGAAGAGTTATATAACAATGTGGCTGTAAATGACAGATTAGAAGTAATTCGTCAAACTTTTGAAGATATGGAAAATGTGTCAGATAATGCCAGTGACTTAGTTAAACGTTGTGCAATATTAAACACATTAACTGCAATATTAGGTTTAGAGTCAGTAGCATTTATGTCTTCGTTTGCTATTACTTTTGGCATTACAGAAACAAAAATATTTCAAGGTATAGGTCAATTAGTAAAACTAATATGTAGAGATGAAGTACTCCATACCCGTATGGCTTACGAACTCATTAAAATATTATTTAAAGATCCTGATTGGGCAGAGGCTATTAAACAAACTATTTCAAGTAGAACTCGGATATTAGACTCACTGGTTCAGCAAGAAATGGATTGGGCAGATTCACTATTTACAGAAGAACGTAAAGTTATTGGATTAAATGCTGAATTACTTAAAGAATATACTTTATATATGGCTAAACCTGTATATCAAGCACAAAACTTAACATTGGAACTTGAATTGTTAGCAGCAGTTCCTGCTGTTAATCCCTTGCCTTATATGGAATCTTATATTGATTCAAGTAAGGTACAGGCAGCAGCACAAGAAATCCAATTAACAAACTACAATATAGGTGCAATCTCAGATGATAATCTGGATGACCTTGATTTAACATTTTAGGAGAAAACTTTGCAAAAAGTAACACAACGTAAACATATGCAGCAAATGGTAGAATTTGCTATTAACCCAAAAGCTTTAGTATTTGTAAAACTTGAGCCAGTAGGTAAAACAGACTTCTATGTATTAACAGAGAAACCTATTTGGTTAGATAAACGTGAGTATAAAGTTCGAGATGATATGACTTTAGAAGAAGCCATTCAAGACCGTACTGAAACTCTACGCTTATTACAGGAAGCTAAAGAAGCCAAAGAAACTCTAGAACAGTATGGGTAAATATGAGAGCTTTCACTAAACAAGTTGATGGCACCCATTATGTAAATCAGGTAATCCAACCATTTGAGTTGGCTTACTTGGTTGCAGATGGTGATGCGGGATTTTGTAAGTTTGTTAAATATCTTTCTCGTGATAAAGGAGATAGAAAAACAAACTTGGAAAAGGCAATTCATATTACAAAGTTAACTGCGGAAATATTTGAAGGATATTCTAAATCATTTCCAGAGATATCCCCTCAATCAGTTAGACTTATTCAAGCAGCTACGGATACTTTATCTCCTAGCTTTGACCCTGAGTCTGAAAACGCACAATTAATGATGCTTTATATTCTATTCCTATCTAACAGTTTTGATATTTGTATTGAAGGGATAGAAGATATGATAGGGGACTTAGATGAACTCCCTTGAGAAAAGTGCTGCTTACCGTAAGACCCCTAGAGGTATTACGGTTAGGCTTTACCATCATCAATGTCAGAGTTGCAAATCCAGGGGACACCCTATGCCTGCATATACTCGCAAAGAATTAACGGAATGGGTAATATCTCATCCTAAATTTCAATCGTTGTATAATGCTTGGGTAGCTTCCAGGTATTCCAAAGATAGATCCATATCTATCGATAGGTTAGATGATAACCTTTCATACTCTTTCAGTAATATTCAGTTAACCGATTGGGAAACTAATAATATTAAAGGACGTAAGTGTTTCCGTGAAGGTAAAATTAGACGAGAAATTATCCAATTTACCCGTGAAGGAGTATATGTAAATACGTACCCTAATACAGTCACCGCATCTATGGCAGTAGACTGTACTATGGGAGAAATCACTAGATGTTGCAAAGGTAGTAGACCTACATGCAGAAACTACATATGGAGGTATAAGGATGAATGCTAAATATAGCAACGTGAATAATATTTCACTTCCGATGGCGGTATGACTGGCTAGAGATGAGTATCAACATGACCCTAGAACAAATGTTATTAGCGTGACTTCTTTATTGAAGTCCGTTAGACAGATAGTTTTATCTTCTAGGGTCAACCCTTCAGAGGGCATAATGTTAGAGGATATATCTAACAGATTAGCTTCAAGAATAGGTACATCATTACATAACTCAATCGAATTAGCTTGGACTGAAAATGCTGCACAAGCATTACTTGACTTAGGTTACCCTAAGAGGGCAGTAAATAGGGTATTAATAAACCCTGAACCAGAAGAAGTTGATGAAGATTCAATACCTTTGTACTTTGAAAAACGTACAGAGAAACAAGTAGGTAACTGGATTATCTCAGGTCAGTTTGACATGATATATGACCATGAGGTTATGGATATTAAATCCACTTCAGTATTCACCTACATTAACCGAACCAATGACTTAAAATACTCTCAACAAGGGAGTCTGTATCGTTGGTTAAACCCTGACTTGATTAAGAAAGATAGTATGTCTATTCAATTCATATTCAAGGATTGGAACAAGAACATGGTTAAGAATGATACTAGGTATCCTCCTCTACCTGTGCTCCAGCATAGTGTACCTCTTATGTCAGTTGCTCAAACTGATTTATTTGTAATAAGTAAGACAGCAGAAATAGATAAATATCTTCATGCAAATGAAAGTGATATTCCCTACTGTACTGATGAAGACTTATGGAGAAGAGAAGCCCAGTTTAAATATTACTCTAAACCAGATGCTAAAAGAGCCAGTAAGAACTTTGATAATATGGCAGATGCTCAATTGCATTTAGCTAACAAAGGAACAGGTGAGATTCGTGAAGTTAAATCACAACCTACAGCTTGTTTATACTGTTCAGCAGCACAGAACTGTTCACAATATAAGGGTTTCATATCCAGTGGAGAATTAAAGTAAATGGAAATAGTAAATGAGTCTTTCCCTAGAGGGAATAAATTTTATGCAGTTTCTGAAGGGCATCATAAAAATGCTAGTAAAGTGTTTTCGTTAGAAATGTATAATGCAGTTAAATTTATACATGAAAATAGTCCTAAAAAGAATGGAATGTTAAATAAAAATGGGTGCACAGGTTTTATTAATGGTTGTGTAAAATTATCGAATGATGAATTTCCTAAATTTAAAGTTAATTACGTAGGTTTTTTTGAGGCACTTAGTGAATATATAAGTGTAAACATTAAGCAGTTAAAATGTAATTATCAAAGTATGCAAAGATTTTCAGATTTAGGTCCTAGTAACATGCCTTACTATAAAGATATGGTTGTGCAATGGGATGATATACGTAAAGGATTTATATTATATGATATTCCATATGAAGGAGAAATGGTAACTGTACCTAAGTCTGGTATTAGTAAAGCTATCACTGAACAGTTAAAAGATATAGTAGCTGAAACAGGTATGTTTGAAATATTAGGTGAAAGTCTTTATGTTTCATCTGGTGAAACTAATCTGAGTCAAATTGCTGCAGATAAAGAATTTTATAACTCTTTTGAAGATTTGTTAAATGGTACACAAACTTATGAACAGACTACTAAAATAGCTGTATTAAGTGGAGCTTATATGACTCAATATTGTACTGATAAAAATAGGGAATTAAATACGTTACCTTATAACACCCCTGATAGGCATAAATACTATAAATTAGTAAAGACTAAATCAAACCCTAAAATATCTACAGTTACTCGTCAGAAACTGTTATTCAAATACGGTGGAACTCGCTTACCTGATAATCATATGGACTGGTTCGATGGCTAGTGAGGCGCTGCCTCTGTAATACATTCAATTAATAAAGGAGATGTTAATGTTAAAACCGTTAGAGGAACTGGAGTATCATCCAACCTCTGCTAAGATTGTAAAAATACTAAGAGCTAAAACACAGAACACAGAGTCTGATTTATACTTTCATGTATTGAATGCTTTCTTCTTTGCACAAATGGCTTCAAGTATGCGAGCCGAAGTTGTTACTCAGGATAGAGGTAACTTACCCATAAATGTCTATGCTTGTGGTCTTATGACTTCAGGTGCAGGTAAAGGTCACAGTATGGGTATCATGGAAGATGAAATAGTTCATCAATTTAAAAATGTTTTTACTAAGTATACATTTCCTGCTATTGCAGAGGACTCTATTGCTACTGAAGCTACACGTAATGCTGCTATAAACTCAACAGATCTAGTAGACGAAACAAATGCTTTAGAAAAAGAGTTTAGAAGTTATGGGGCTATGCCTTATAGCTTTGATAGTGGTACTAGTGCTGCATTCAAGCAAGTACGTACTAAAGCTCAGATAGCTCAAGCTGGAGCACTTAACTTTGTATGTGATGAAGTAGGTACAAATCTTATTACGAACCAAGAGTTATTTGCTGTAGGATTAGAAGCTTATGATAAAGGTAAGATTAAGCAGAAGATAATAAAGAATACTGCTGATAATGTTCGTGCAGAAGAACGTGATGCACCTGTACCTACTAACTTTATGTTATTTGGTACTCCTTCAAAGTTGTTTAATGGAGGTAGAGAAGAACAAGAGTGGTTATCTATGTTAGATACTGGTTATGCTAGACGCTTACTTGTAGGTATTGGTGTTAAGTCTTCAGGACGTAAGATGACACCTGAAGAGATATTCGATATGTTGACTGATAAGTCTACAGATACTGAAGTTAATGACATTGCAGGTTACTTTGGTAGGTTAGCAGATAGAATTAACTATGGTGTTAAAATTAAGATGAATCGTGATGTTAGTATTCTTAATATTGCTTATCGTCTTAAATGTGAAGAACTTGCTGATTCACTTCCTGAATATGAAGAGATTCGTAAAGCAGAGATTCAACATAGATACTTTAAAGTAATTAAACTTGCTGCATCTTATGCATTTATTGATAGCTCACCAATCGTAACAGAAGATCATTTATATAATGCTATTAAGCTTGTAGAAGAGTCAGGTAAAGCTTTTGCTTCTATCCTTACACGTGACAAGCCTTACGTTAAATTAGCTAAGTATATCTCTAATGTGGGACGTGAAGTTACCTTTGCAGACTTAGTAGAAGACTTACCATTCTTTAGAGGCACAATGTCTGTTAAGAATGAAATGTTATCTTTAGCTCAAGCTTGGGGATACAAAAACAATATTGTGGTTAAGAAGTACTTTTCAGATGGAATTGATTTCTATAAAGGCGAAAGTTTAAAAGAAACTTCATTAGACCAGATAATTGCATCGTACTCCAACCATGAAGCGTATAACTATGAACCAATAGTTGTTCCATTTAATCAATACCATAAGCTTGCTTGTAGGGATGGACTTCACTGGTGTAATCACAACTTCACTAATAAACACCGTAAAGGTGAGAATGTTATTGATGGATTCAATGCAGTAGTAATTGATGTTGATGGTGAGATACAACTCAGTGCAGCTAAAGACTTACTATCAGGATATACAGCTATGTACTACACAACTAAGCGTCATACTGAAGAAGTAAACAGATTCCGTATTGTCATACCTTTACAGTATCATTTAAAACTAAATGAGAAAGACTTTAAAGAATTTATGGTTAATATTGGGGAATGGTTACCTTTTGTAGTTGATGAAGGTACATTTCAACGTAGTAAGAAGTGGTTATCTAATGAAGGTCACTACGAATACAACACAGCTGAACTACTCGACCCAATGCAATTCATACCTAAGACTTCAAAGAATGAAGCTCGTAAGCAAAGTAATGCTGACTTAGGAAATATGGATAATATTGAACGTTGGTTCGCTAAAGCAATGGTTAATGGTAACCGTAATAATACAATTATTAAGTTTGCATTTATGTTACTAGACTCAGGCATGGAGCCAGATGAAGTTGAAGTTAGAGTACTAGCTTTCAATGATAAACTTAAAGATAAGCTTAGTGTTGGTGAGTTACAGAATACTGTTATTAAATCCTTATGGGGAAGAGCAAATGCAGCTAATTGAGATAACGCCTGAAGAAATAATATTACTTAAAATAGAATATGCTTATATTTTTTATTCCAATACAAATTATATGGAAACTATTAAATTTAACTATAAAACTCAGAATGTTTATTATTTTGTAGGAGAAGATGATGTTGAATATTGGACTAGCTTTAATGATTTTATTTCAAAGAACTGGGAACTATTTAAAAAAGAAACCCCTAACACAAAACTGTACATTATAAACGAGGAGTAAAACTTGTCAGAAAATATTAATGACCAACTAGTACTTATTGCAGGTACAAGTGGTACAGGTAAATCAGCATCTCTAATGAATATTGAGAACCCTGAAGGGGTTATTTATTGTGGTACTGAAGCAGGTAAGAGATTACCTTTCAAATCTAAGTTCAAACGAATGACTGTTACTGATCCACATCAGGTACTTCAAGCATTTGATCAAGCAGAAACTATGGATGATGTACATACAATAGTAGTTGATTCACTTACATTCCTAATGGATATGTATGAGTCAATGTATGTATTACCTAGCACCAACACCATGAAATCATGGGGTGACTACGCTCAATTCTTTAAAACTTTAATGCAACAGAAAGTAGCAGCTTCAACAAAGACTGTTATATTTACTGGACATAACAAAGAAGAATTGGACGAAGATAAAGGAGCTATGGTTCAACAAGTACCTATCAAAGGTGCGTTAAAGGGTAATGGTTTAGAATCGTACTTCTCATGTATCGTATACACACGTGTAATGCCGATATCTAAGTTGAAAGACTATGAGAATGACATGCTTACTATTACTGAAGAAGAAGAAATGCTTGGATTTAAACATGTATTTCAAACACGTAAGTCTAAAGATATGGCTAACAGCCGTATTCGTGGACCTATGGGTCTGTTTAGTGTTAAAGAGACTTTTATTGATAATGATGCTGAAAAGCTCATGAAACATATAAAAGAATACTATGCAGAATAGGGACTTTGTCCCGTTTTTTGTAAACAAATTAATTAATTATTAGGAGAACAAATGTTAGATATTTTAAAATTAGGCGCAGATGTAACACAAGAAGTAGAAAAAGACACATTAGGCGGAGGAGGTGCATTAAACACTGACTTATATGCATTTACTATTAAAGCAGCTTACTTTGACTTTGCTAAATCAAAAGCAATGTCAGTAAACTTAATGTTAGAGACTGATAATGGTCGTAGACTACGTGTAACTGAATACATTACTTCAGGTGAAGCTAAAGGATGTAAGCCTTACTACGAAAAAGATGGTAAGAAATTCCCTCTCCCAGGTTACTCTAAAATGAGTACTTTATGTCAATTAGTTACAGGTAAAACTATTGATCAATTATCTGCAGAAGATAAGATTCTTAAATTGTATGATTTCGAGGCTCGTAAAGAGACGAACCAATCTAAGAAAGTAATCACTGAGTTATCAGGTCAGCCTATCAAAGCTGGTGTATTCAAAATCATTGAAGACAAGAAGTCTAAAGTAGGTGATGAATATGTAGCTACGGGTGAAACTCGTGAAGTAAATGAAGTAGGTAAATTCTTTAATGAAGATGGTAAAACTATTGAAGAAGTAACAGGCGGTAAAGATGCTACTTTTGCTGAAGAATGGGTTAAAGCTCATCAAGGTAAAACTAAAGATAAGTCTACCAAAGTTGCTGCTACTGCAGGTGCTCCAACATTAGGTAATGTGGGTGCCACAGCTGCCCCTACTATTCAATTTAACTAAGAATGGGAGAGTTCGTACTGAACTCACCTTTATCAATAAAAAGAGCTCGAAGTAAACCTTTTTACTTGAACCAGAATATATTCAGGAATACTCATTATCAGACGATGAATAGTATGAAAAAGAAATACAAAGAGCTCATGACTTCAGAAATAAGTAAGTTGCCTACCTTCAATAAGATTGAAATCCACTATAAACTATTCCCTAGAACTAAAAGATTATGTGACGTAAATAATATCTGTAGCAGTATAGATAAATTCTTTTGCGATGCATTGGTGGAGCTAGGGAAACTTGGGGATGACAACTACTTATTTCTACCCCGAATAGTATCAGAATTTGGGAAGATTGATAAAGATAACCCCAGAGTTGAGATAACTATAAAGGAGATATAAATTGAAAATCACACTTACACAATCAGAGCTAGAACATGCTATTGGTTGTTACCTTAGAGCTAATGCAGCTGTTGAGGTTGGAGAAATTACATTCTCCGCAAAGAAAGCAGGAGTTGAAACAATTGTAGAAACTACTGTTCTTGAAGTTAATAGTTCACCTAAGTTAGAACCTATTGCTATAGATAAACAAGAGCCTGAAGAAATGGTTGTAGTTATTCCTGAAGAATCAGAAGTATTTACTGATCAAGAGCCTGTTGTAGAACATGTTCCTGAACCAGAAGAATTAGTATCTGAGTTACCTGAGCAGATTGATATTGAAGAAGCTATTGCTAATGTAGAAGCTGCTGAAAAAGAAACAGAGAATCCTGCTTTTGATTTTCCTGCTCAGCTTGAATTTGATTTACCTGTTGAGCCCGAAACAGTTGAAGAAATGCCAGTACAAAATACAATGTCAATTGCAGATATTCTAGGGAGTCCCTCATAGGAGCTAGCTGGTTCATATCTGCTAGTGTAATCCTATGTTTAGTTGTACCAGTCTTTCTTGTAGGCGTATGGGCAGTCTACAAAATAGAAAAAGGTTGTGAAGAATTAAGGGAGAAAAACAATGACAAAGATACTTAAATTTCTAGAAGATGTTGATACTGAAACTAAAGAATTATTGCAAGAAGTTGTAGATTTTAGTGAAGTACTTGACCCTAAAAAACATGAAGATTTCTATGAGATAATTCAAGCAGTGATAGATACTATTCCTGAAATGTATACATCAATGGAAAACTTAAAAGACCAAGTAGTAGATGTTAGTAAAAGACTAAATGAAGTGGGTTTAATGGTTGAAAAAAAGGGGAGCGTATAGCTCCCCATTATTTTGTTTAAAGTACTTTAGAGACTAATGAATCCTCTAAGAAAACATCCACAGGGTTCTTAGGAAGTCCTACCCTATTATAAATATTCTCAGGTGCTAAAGTCGTATCATAAATATCTGGGAATACATCTCCAAACATCCATTCAAATGACAATAAGCCAAGTACACGTGCTGTATTGTTTATCAGTGTCTTAAGAAGAATCTTTTGCACACGAACATAATACTTAGTGAACCATAAGAAACCCATATCATTACCATACTGAATCAACTTGTGAGTAGGTAAATCATAGTTAATAAATGTTGATATAGCATTGTTAGCTGCATCTTGTCTATTTAACCTTTTACTAGGGTTAGTATGATTAAGAGTATGTTTATATAAAGCATACCTAGCAGTAAAGTCAGATAACTGAGCAGACTGAGACATCTTTTTATACAAGATAGAATCTTTTGTCTGGAACACTTCTCTACCTATAGCTTTAGTCCATCCAGGGATATGCCTATAGACTGCTTTATCTAATGCATTATCAATCTTAGATGCCTTAGAAAACTCATCATCAACCAAACTAACATCTTCAACAATAGTTTGTAACAAACCATCATTAATAACATCAGTCACAGGATTAGCTGTAATAGAAGCTTTTAAACCTGCTATTTTAGCTGGAAGTCCTTTCTGGTTACCAATGCCTAACTCTAAGGCTTTCTCTGCTTCAAATAGCGCTGCTTTGTCCTTACGATACTTAGTAAGTTCAACAATTGCTTCTTTCTGAAGTTTAAGAGCATCAATCAAACCAATTCCCTCTGTTAATAAATGAATACCATTTGATATAGTATTACCAAGTGTAACAATACCTGATTTAATTACTATAAAGTCTTTAGCAAACCTAACAAACTCTCCCCAATATTGACCAGAGCTTCTAGCTACTTGTTCAGAACTATACCCAAACGCACCACCTACAACACCATTAATATATTCAAGTCCTCGTATAGCAAAGTTTTGTTCTGCCCTTTCTTTAGCTATTTGGTCAGCTACAGAATACTTACGGTAACCAAACATCATTGTCAGAACTTTCTTATCAACAAACATTGTATTACCTCCCCAATACTTTTTAATATCAGCTTTAGCTTCTTTAGGAAGTAATCTGTATATCTCAAGTACTTCTGGATCATTTGATTTAGGACCTACTTGCACATAATTAGAATTAGGTTCTGCATCAAACTGGTCTTTTAATGCTTTTATTGCTTTGCTATTTAGTTCTGCAGAGTTAACTTTGTTAACTGTACTAGCAGCACCTTTAGCTAACACACGTAATGCATCATTGTTTCTACCAAGTGTTTTCTCTTTAGTAACATCACTCATTAAGTAACGGTAACCTGTAATGTCGCCATTTAAGTTATAAAGAGGAGCCATATGCTGTTTAGCTTTAGTAGGGTCAAAGGTTTTAGCCCCTGAAATACTATTTCTAAATATAACACTCTTCTGAGCATGTATTACTTTAGCATCCTGAACACCACCATATACTGGGTCAGTGCTACCAAACTTACTACGTAATGCAATAGTATCTGTACCCCGTGCTTGCTTACTAGTTAATGATACAACACCAGTGATAGTCTCAGTTTGTCCACCATGTCTATCTACATACGTAAACAGTGGAATTGCATTAGGGTCAGCAGGGTCTTTAGGTAAAGGATTTGCAGACTTAACCCAACCTCTTGCTTCGTATACATCACCCTCAATTTCATTTAATACTTTCATTTGCACTGTTGGGTCAAGTATCTCACGAATATGACCTTTAGTTATGTTAACTTCTGAGCCAGTAAATATTTCCTTAGTGTCAATCTTCTTCTGTTCATTATGAAATGCTTGTAGGTACTCCATACCTTCTGGATTACTCTTAAGTACATCACTTAAACCTTGCTTAGACTTAGCATTAGTATACTTAAGTGCATACAACGTAGCTAATTGGTCAATACTTCTTTCTACCTTAGCAGCATTTACATTGGTTCGGTTTGTACCAAACAATCTAGCAATCTGTTTAGCATTAAAGTTCAAGTTAGCAGATGTGACCTTACCAGTTGCCATGTAGTAACCTAAAGCTTTAGTCTGTAGTAAGTAATGGTTTTCATTAACATCACCTTTAAACTTAGATTCAAGAGTACTGATTAAACTATCAATCCTAGCTGAATCATCAAGTAATTCAATAAGTTGCGTGGTATTTAAGTTCATTGTACTTAGGTCAGTCTTCAAGAATGCTTTAGTAATAGCGTGTGATTGTTCTTTAGTTAATGGTTTACCAAATGCTTTCTCTAATATTTTTAAAGTATGACCTTCAGTGTCTACTACAGCACCATCTATTATCTTAGTTTTAAGTCTAGATAGTGAATGGAATCCTTTAAACTTCTCTTGTAAGCCTTGAGCTTCAGTCCATAACTGTTCAGCAAAACCTTCTTTTTGTGAGGCTAAGTTACGTTTAGTTTGGTTAATCTTGTTAAATACATACTTAGCATGTTCAGAGTTATCAGATAACTTAACAATGTTACTAGGTAATTTAATAATTGCACTCTTACTATTTCTAATAAATGGAGCAGTAGCTACAGCTTTTAAACCTTTAGTAATACCACTTACTACAGGGCTAACTAGAGTACCCAATTTACCTTGAGCTCCCTCAACTGAATCTATAGTAGACAATATTAAGTTCTTGTTCTGAGCTTCAATGTTAGATAACTGTTTAACCAATTCACGTACTGCAAAGTCCGTAGGAACGTTATTAGTGTTAGTTAAGTGAGTAGACAACATATCTACAATATCACCAAGAAACTCTACCAATTTGTCGTACAAGTTGCTTAAGTAGTTAGTTACAGCATTACCTTCTGAGTCTGTAGTAACTTCAGTCTCTGACTTAACCTTAGTATCTGCTGGAACTGTCTTAAGAGCAGCAATGAACTTTTGGTTCGTCATACTGTAAGCTGCAAACTCATGTAAATGGTTAGAGTAATTTTTCTCTATCTTCTGCCCAGATACAGGGTCAACTTCTATTTCTACTAAATCATCACGTTCAGTAAATATATAGTCCCAAGTTTCTTTAGCTTGAATATATTCATCTGAAGTCTCAGGTAAAGTAGAGTCATCCATCAAAGCAGTAACTTTTATTGTTTGTTTAGCTTGTTTCCATCTACGTTCTAACTCTTTCTTAGCTTTAGTGTTACCTTCAACACCTTGACGAGATACAGCATGCCATAACTCATGAGCCAGTGCTTCTTGAGTACTCATACGTAATCCTGAGTTAGCTATAGCAGTAGAACCTTTCTGACCACCAAACATTTGAGTATATAACCAGATGTCTTTACCCGCTATGTTAGCCATAGTGTCGTTACCTTTAGCATCTTTATTACTTAGTATGTCTGCTAAGTGGAAAGTCAAAGGATCAGTTAACTTATGTTTCAATACATTAAGACCTTCACGTAAGAAGTTACTATGTTCTGTATCTTCCTTTTTATTACCTAACTTACCTACTTCATCAAATACATCTAATACATTCATCTTGTCTACTTGTTGTTGAGCAACACTCTCATACTCTCCCTCTTTAGCTTCAAAGCTTGGGTTTGAACCCATAGGTCTAGTCTCAGCATTCTCTACTACATGAGAAGCACCTTCTTTATAGTATTGACCTGAAGATGTAATTCTACCTACAGTATCTAGTCTTCCTTCTTCTGCAGCAGTAGCCACAGTATTTAATTCAGATTTGATATCTATTTTAGGAGCATCGTTTTCAAATGAAAGTTGAACTTTATTCTTAAAGTTTTTACTAAACTTAGTTCCATTCTTTTTATCGTATTCTATTGTTGCGAGTTCCGCACGATCAAATGCTTTTATAAACTCATTTGGTATTGAGTGGTCTCTAATAGTCTCAAAAAAGTTTTGATTAATATTTTGTGCATTACCAAAGATATTATCTACGCCCGTAATTATTGCATCATAAATATTTGTTGAAATTTTATCTCTTAAATGTCTAAGCATAGTTGTTGCATCAATGTTCTGTATAGCTAGAACCATTGGTGAAGAGAATCCAGGGACATAAGTTGTAACTTGTCCTCTAGTGTTATTAGTATTAGTATCTTTATCCGAATCCTCATCTAGGTTCTTAGTACGAATAGATGTTAAGTATGCTGGACCAACACCCTCAGCTTTACCTTTCTTACCTACATATAAACCTTCTTCTGTTTTATCACCATTCTGAGATGATTCAACAGACTGAACAATAGGTTGAGCTTCTAACAAACTAGTAAAGATTTCATTTAAAGTATTAGAAGATAATGCTTCAAAAGATTCGCCTTTTGCATTCGCAGCTAAAACACCTTCTTCAACCATCTTCTTAGTTCTAGAGTTAACTTCATGTTCATATATTTCTTGGAAGTTTTCAGCCACTACTTCTAAAGCCTTGTTAAAGACTTTAGTAATGTGGGTAAACTGTCCATAGTTCTCAGTAATAGATTCAACCATTGACTCCCCTAACGTATTTCCTATTTGGTCTTCAATAATTTTTATCTGGAAAGATGGAATTGTATAATTTAAAGGATGTATAGGATACCCGTCAATGTCTTCTAACTTGATATCAAAAGTATCTTTAAGTATAGCTTTTATATTCTCTAGTTCTTCAGGGTTATTTGCATTCTTTTCCAAAGCTTCATAAATCTTTGTAACTGTAGCTTTACCCATAGCTGCCTTAATAGCCTTAGCGCTTGAACCATAAATAGTTACCATCAATGGATTCTTAGTAATGTTTCGGTTAAGGCTTTCTACACCATCTTTAACTTCTACTAATTTACCTAAGAAGTATGTACCAAAGTTAGCAACTTTAGCTCTAGTACCTGTAAACTTACTTACCTTATCATTAAGGTCTACAGTAATAGTTTCATAGTTATCTAAGTTAGCTGGCTCATCTATGTAATCACCAAACTCTTCAGTATCTCCATCAGTGTTTATACTTATTTTTTTAAGTCTCTCTTTCTTATCTTCGTTACTACCAATACCCATTTGAATAGTAGCAATCCCAGGACCATTAGTTACGCCATCCACTTCTAACATTAAGTCATGTGTAAAAGTACCTTGGTTAGTATCTTTAGTATTAACATACTCAGAATAAGCAACAAGAGCATCAAATGACCATGCTTTCTCACCACCTTTCTTAACAGCAAATAAAATAGCAGCATTGTCTCTACTTTCTAACGGTGAGTTAAGTGCTTTAATAGCAGCAACGAACCAAGGTTTCTGAGTCATAGTATGTACTTCAGCTATTGATTTTGCTTCACTCTTTTTATCTACTTTAACACCCATACCTTGACCTACAGCAAGTAAGAAACCATTAAGTTGAGTATCATCTTCACTACTTAAATCAATAGTAGATTCTTGACCTTCAATCTTCATCATGTGTCTATGTAATTTATCCATTTGGGGTTGGAAAGTATTAGAGTCCAATAGCAACCTACCATTCTTAGTAACTACGTGACTATAGTAGAAAGGTTCATCATTATTATTCTCTGCTAAGTAATCATTCATATGCATAATACTAGCATTAATACTTCTGTTAATACCTTCGTAACCATCCTGTAGGTTTACTTGCTTAGATGTCACATCTGGAATATACCCTAAGAGTTCACGCTGTAATTCAACAGGTAACTCTAAGAATCGTTCTACTTGTGAACGTTTCAAATAATGTTTAACTGCCTGATGTTTTACTATTATCTTTTGGTCTTCTTTAGATACTTTTTGGTTAGTACCACGAACAATACTAACAGCCTTTTTATTTGGCTCTTTAGTAGGTCCTTTACCGTAACTATCAGCTTGAAACATCTTAGATAACATTTGATCAGTGTCTTTAACTGAATCAATCATTTTTTGTAATATGGGATGTGGCACTAAATAAGGATTATCGCCATTTTCAGGATTTACTATTGCTTGAATTTCTATTTTATTACGTTCAACACCTAAAATTTTTGCATACTGCTTTAATTTTTTTACCCTAAACTGATTAGATTCACCTTTTATCATGTTAAGGACTCGACCAATATCAACAGTACCTTCTGCAAACTTTCTTAAGTCATCAAACTCTTTTTGATCAGAATAAGATAAATTAAGGTAGTTAGGAACAGGTTTGTAGGTTATTAATCCTTGCTTTTTTAAGGCAGTTAAAGCTAACGTAGCAAATGCATTTTCTAATTGACCTTTAGCATTGCTAGGAGCCGAACCAATAGTAGTTAAGCTAAGTGATTTCATAATATCCGCACCTAACGTACTAACTAAACTAGACTCAAGAGTACCACTTCTTAAATGTTCAATCTGCTCATCAGTAATAGGAGCAGACACAGATAACCCTAACATTGTACGAATATCTTTATCAACGTTATATAAAGTACCTCCTGCTTGTGTAGCCAACCAGTTATATGTAACTACTGCCATAGCATCTACTACCACAGGGTCTAACTTATCATCCTTAGTAAAGTACTGGGTCATATCCCTATATCCATAAGGTTTAGGATTACCTTTAAATGGTTCAAATGGAATGAATATATCATTCAAAGACTTCTTAAAGTCTTTATGATGGTCTAGTAAGTTGGTAGCTAACTTAACTTGGTTAGTTCTATACTTGCTCTCAGGAGAATACTTATCAATATATCCTAAGATATTAGAAGAGAACTTATCCATGAAGTTAGATACAGCAATCAAAGGATTAGTCTTTGCAGCATCTTCCGATATTAATCTTACAAATCTTTTAACAGGATTCTCTTTCTTGAATGCTTTAAGTCTACCTTCTGGAGTACCATTAGACTCAGGAGTCTTAGGAGTATCTTCTTTAGTGCCAATGTAATTTTGTATAGCAAGAGTACCTGACTCTACTTCCACTGGTTCAATAGTAATCTCTGGTTCTTGATTTTCTTTAATATTAATTAACGCATTAGTAGCATCTAATAATTCATACAAAGCACTTCTTTTATCTAGAGTAATTTTAGATATTCCTAATAATTTTAAAACAGCATCTTTAAATATATTTAAAGGAGATTTTACGTCTTTTTGGAAATCAGTTAAAAATTTATTTATACCTAAATCATCCATAATTATACTATCTAACCAAGAACTAAATTCTATATTAGTAAGACCATATGATATTAATTCGCCTACATTTTTTAAAGGCTTTGAAAACTTTTTATTAGCGTTTGGTAGTTTACGTAACTCTTTAAGCAATTCATTTAGTTGACGATACCCTCTAGCTTCTACTGTATCAGGTAACTTAGCATAAGAAGATATAAAAGGACCTAATGAATCAAATTCTCTTATTTTTTGGGAGGTAATACTGTGAATTACTTCATGTAGTATTACTTCTTGACTTAAACCATCAGTATTATTAGATATAATTATTTCATTACTATTTGGATCAAAATAAGCTAATACAGTATTTCTCAATTTACTGGATTCTTCTTCGGTAGCTTTACGTATTATAGTATCTTCGCCTATAGCTTTAACTACAAGATCCGTAATAATAGAAGATAAACCTGAAGTATTATTTTTAACTGAGTTTATTAAGTCTTTTAAGTTACCCCCCTTATTTAGAATATCCATTAAGTTTTTATCTTCTGACAGAGTAGTAGTAACCTTTAAACCCTCAGCTTGTTCCTGAACTGTATCAGTAGTAACCTCGGGTTCTTTTGTTTGTACTGGTTCAATAGGAGCATCATCTAATACTAAATCAGAAATATCTAACATGTTTTCCAATGCAGAATAATACTTTTTATTTATACCTAACAAATCAGCTACTGCTTTAGCAAATCTTGAAAGTATAGTCTTACCTGCAATCTCTGTGTCAGACATCCATTTTATAAAGGTAGGGTTAGACATACCCATTGCTAAGAATTCATCTACATTAGATAAACCATATGCAATTTCAGGAACTGTATCTACACCATCGTCTTTAGCTTTTTTAACCATAAATTTATAAAGAGTATTAATTTCATTAATAAACTGTTTTTCTTTAGGTGTTTTGTTAGAAGATACTTTGTAAGCAGGAACCAGTACTGAATGGATTAGTTCATGTAATAAGTTCTCGTTATAATCTATTTTATCCAAATCTTTAGATATAAATACTTCTGCAGTTTCTGGATAATGCATTGCAGGATGTGAATTACCTGTTTTATTATGTACTAACTTAGGTGAGTCAGCAGGGACTAATGTAACTGTAACATCATCTGAAAGATTATTTAATACTGCTCTAGCAATCACACCTCTAGCTTCATCTTTATAGTTAAAAGCTCCTGATTGAATAAGTTCTTTTAATAAATCTTTAGCTTTTCTAGCTTCGTCTTGCACCGACTCTTCGACAACTGAAGTTGTCTCGGTCGATTGAGACTCAGCTTGTACATTCTCAGAAGGTATTACTACATCATCAGGGTCTAAATCTTGTTCTTCGGGAGTAAGTGTAGTTACTTGTTCCTGTACATCGGTATCACTAGACACAGTATCATTGCTAGTAGGAGTAGTGCTGTCAT